ATTCCTCGGTTCGATGGTTCAGGCGGGGCCGGCGGGTGAACCACTCCCCCCGGCCCCTGGCCCCTTTCGGGGTTTCAGTGAGCCGAGGTCAGACCTCGATGATGTTGGAGTCCACAGCCAGCGACCAGGTGCGCAGGTGCACGGCCGTGGCGGCACCGCCGGAGCGCGCGCCGGGCATGGCCAGGGCATAGAACAGGTCGGTCATGCCGGCCGGCGGCGCGGACGCGGTGGTCACGCCGGTGCTGGTGCCCGTGGTGTCGATGGCAGTCCCGCCAGGCGTTGCCGCCACGGAGAAGGCGTTGGCGGTCAGGCCAGCTGCCACGACGTAGTACACCGTTCCCTCCGTCAGGCCCGTAGGCAGCGCGCCACCCTCGTTCGTGAAGACGACAGGCTGGCCAGCTTCCAGGCCGTGGCCCGTCCAGGTCACGACGCCAGGGGTCGCGATGCTGATGGTGACCACGGACGACGGCTGGCAGTCCGCGCCCCACTCGATCTTCCATTGGTACGGACGGCAATCATCGATTGCCTGCTTGAACTTGATCTGGCCCGGGTCAGTGGCCATGGGAACGAACTGCGATTCCATCGTTCCGGCGTTCAGCGTGGTCTTGATCTTGCGGGTGCGCCGCTCGTTGATCAGGTCCTGCTCGGCCACGTTCTGGGTGTCGCCGATGCTGCCGGCATTCGCCCAGCCGCCGATCTCGGTCCAGACCGCGCCTTGGAAGTCGGCCGCAGTGACTGCGCCCTTGGCGGTGACGGGACCGCCGATGAAGATCTTCGAACCCGCAATGGGGTAGAGTCCACCGCTCATAGTGTTTGCTCCTACGCAAAAAAGCCGCACAGGGGCGGCGAAACGAAAAACCCGGCACTGGGCCGGGTCGGTTGAAAAAACGATGCTGGCGCCCGCGCGGGGCGCTATTCGGTGGGCGTGGCGCCCTTCTTGGCCCGGCGCTCAGCGCGCGGGACCTGCTCCTCGGCCAGCTCGGCAGAGCCGGTCTTCTCCTTCAGCCCCACCATCTCGGCAGCGCCTTTCACAACGTGGCCCAGGGCCTCGCCCACCTTCTCCCGGTAGAGGGCATCGCGCGCGAGCTGTTGCCGCGCCTTGCAGTCAGGGCACATGGCCACCTCCTTTCATGCAAAACATCGCCAGGGGATGCGCACCGGCACAGTCCAATAGCCGGTGTCCTCGTAGCCCTCCTGGACATGCGGGTACGAGCTGACGGCCACGCACACGGCGCCGTAGCGCATCTGCGTGCCGTCGATGAAGTGTTCAGCGATGCCGGAGGCGATCTGGTCGTAGACCGCCACATCCTGGCCCAGCGGCTGAACCAGGGTGACCATCAGCGATCCGCTGCGCTCATGCGGCTTGCCATCGGCGAGCAGCTGGCGCGATGGCGCCACCGTGACGCGGCCGATGCGCAGGAACGGCAGCAGCTGGCCGCCGGAGCTGGGCACCTGGAACGTCTGCCCGGGCCACGCCCTCGGATAGGCCAGCGGCAACGACTCGATGCGCGACTTCAGGGCCAGCCAGATGGATGTCTCAATCCCTGGTGTCATTTGCGAGCCTCCACGCTGTCCTGCGTCTCTTTCGCGGCCTGGGCCACGATCTGGGGCCAAGCGTCAATGGCGCCCTCCAGGAAGTGGCTGCCGGCCTGGTTGAACACGCGGCCCAGCTTGTCAGCGCCGACGAACCCATAGTTCTGCCTGCGCGCGTAGATGGCCTGGTAGCCGAGCCAGATGGGCTGGTTCAGCTTCAGCGTGGCGATGACCACGCCCACAGTGGCGCCGGCGGTCGGCGTGGTGCTGGTCTTCGGCATGCCCTGGGTCGATGCCACCAGCGAGCGCGCCAGGTTGCCACTCTCGAATGGCACGCGGCCGCCCTGGGGCTTGGTGGTCGCCATGTCATCCGCCAGCAGCTTCACGCTGCGCCGGTAGATGGCCTCCATGCGGGCCTCGGTCTGCCGACCCCATTCGGTCAGCTGGTCTGAAAAAGCGCCCATCACGTCAGCTCCATGAAAAAGGGCGCGGTCAAACCGCGCCCTTGGCAAGCCGAAGAGATGGGTTACTTCAGCCATCCCCACGATTTATTTCTTAGTATTTCGGAGATGGTCGTTGTGGAAACTCCGAACTCCTTCGCCAAACTCACGCCGGTCTGCAATCCTTTGCGCCGCCGGATCTCTCGGACGTCATCCTCCGTGAGCTTTGCCGTGTTGATTTGCTGGCCACGTCGATCACGTCCGTGTGCCGCCCTGTCTGCGACGTTCCCCATGTGGGTGTCCCAACGTAGATGCTTCGGGTTCGTACAGCCGAGATGCCCGTTCCCGCAAGAATGAGCTGTTTCATGCTCCGGGGTTGGCGGCTGGCCATGAGCAGCAAGACACATTGCCCTAGGTGCAGAACGTGGACCTGCACCGTTACCGATGACGCCTCGACCGTTGTCGCTTCGGCCAAATGGCCACTTCAGACAGTCGTCTCCCTGATACCCCTTGTGCTCCTCAATCCACCGTTCACAACACCTGTGAGTCTCATGGTAGACATCTGGGCTTCCGTACTTCTTGAATCGCGCGAGATGAGCGCCACAGTAGCCGTGAGACTGATGCTTTTTCGCACAACCATCGACTTTGCAGATTCGATCTTTCTCGCGGAATGATCCGCCAGACAAAGGGTCGCCGTGACGCTTGTTCCTCAGGTAGTGCTTGTTGCACAGAGCCTGTGACTTAGAGCGCACGCTATCGTTGCATCCATCAACCCGACATAAAATGCCATCAGCCATTTCAATGCTCCTGTCATTGCTTTGGTTAGAGCCGCCCTGGTGTTAGCGCACCTTGGCGGCTCGTTTATTTTACTGTTCATGCATACATAGGTCTATCCCAACCCTGCGGTCGGGGAAAGCTCATAGATGCAGTCACAACCGCAGCGGATGACATGCCGCGCGCCGCCCTTGGGGTCATGCGGGTACTGCAGCTGCGCGCCATCAGGGAACACGAACGGCGTGAAGAGGCCCTGCACCGACTTCCCGGACTTGGCTAAGTGGTCGGGGCGGTGGTAGATCGACGCGCCGCGCCGGTGCTGCCACGTCTTCTTGATCGCCATGGGGTCCAGGCCCTGGGATTCGACCAGCTGGCGCCATTCCTCCATCCGCGCCGACATCACCGCATTGGCGGTCTCCGTCTCGGCCACCGTGTCGGCCCGGGCCTTCAGCAGTGCGTTTCGGTACTGGCGCTCGCTGATGGCCCTCTCTGCGTCCGGCACGGCCTTGCCTGCCTTGTAGGCCTTCAGGATCCGCTGTTCCGTGGCCGTGTTGACCTGGTAGCGCACCGAGAGCGTGCCGTCGGCGTGCTCTACCACCAGGGCCCGGACACCCTCTGCCGTGCGCATTCCCTCGGTCACGGCCTGCAGGCGCGCGGCGCGCGGACCGTCCAGGCCAAGCACGCCCCCCTCGCGGGCAGTGCCGCCAGTGGCCCGCCCAACCAGATCAACGGCGATGTTGCGCGGGCCCTGGCCCTGGGCATAGCCGGCTTCGATGACGCGGCGCGCCACCTCTGCCTGCTCCTGGCTGAACCCCGCCACGCGGCCGGCCACGTTCTCGGCGATCCACTCCTGGGCGCCGGGGCTGGTCATCCGGAAGCGGTTGCCAATCCCGGCCAGGCCCTGCGCCTGGATCTGCGCCGCGGTCGATGCTCCAGCCTTGGCGTAGGTGTCGGTCATGACCGAGCTGTACTCAGCCCAGGCGGCCGGGTCAATGTGCAGCGCCGCGATGGCGGCCGGCGTGTCCATGCGCGCCAGCGCGTCCAGCAGCGCCCGCCAATCCACGTTGGCCTGCAGGTCCGTCACCGAGGCCATGAAGGCGCGGTGCACCTCGGGCCGCAGCTCTGCGATCAGCAGCGCGAACAAGCGCGCCTGGGACATCGTGGGGCGCGTGGCCATGGTCAACCTCGAATCGTGAACTTCACCGCCGCCGCGATACCCGCAGCCGGGATGCGCTCGAAGGCGATGATGTGGACCGGCACGCCGTCCACGGAGAGAGTGTCGCCGGCCTGGTACTGCATCTGGGGCACCTCGCAGATGGCCTGGCGGTCGGACGCCAGGATCACCGTGCCGCCCATCTCCGTTCCGACCAGGCGTTGGCTCACCCCGCGCACCGCTCCGCGCAGCGTCTCTGCCTGCGTGACCGGCTCCACGGGATCCCACGGATTTGGCCCGGGCGTACCGGGCGTCTTGCGGGTCAGCACGATCTCGCCCTGGCCCAGGCCGCCCTGGCTGGTCTGTGCCAGCAGGCCGCGCGTCATGGCGGCCATTTCGCTGTAGAAGTCGGCCATCAGATCACCCTGAACAGTGTGTCGGCCCGGCGCTTGCTGGAGCACAGCCAGGGCAGGACCATCCCATTGATGATGGCGTCCGAGGCCATGCCGGCCGCTGAGGCACCGCCGCCGGCATCAGCCGCCGCGAAGAACTCGCGCTCGATCACGTCCACCTTCTCGCGTTTGGTGACGCGGTTGGGATCGGTGCTGCCCGTGGCCCACCCCGGCGTGATCGCCTGCAGGTAGGCCGCCCGATAGCTGGCGTTGATCCATGCCAGCGGGATGAGGTCGTCAGGCACTGGCTGGCCGTTTACACGGTGCCCGGCGCGCGGCCAAGCCAGCTCCTGTGCGAAGCCGCCGGCGCGGTGGCTGCACTGCAGCCGCGCTTCGTAGGCAGCATCCACGTAGGCGCTGCCGATCGCGCGCAGAGTCGCGGGCACGGCGCCCGGTGGCAGGGTCAGGCCCTGGGCTGTCAGCCAGGCCTGCAGGCCTGCATCGGTTCCGTATGCCGCCATGGTCAGGCCTTCTGCAGCTTGGCGATCTCTTCCGCCACGCGCTTGTCGGACCAGCGCTTGTCTGCGGGCTTGCCGGCCACGGCCTCGTACTGGGCGCGTGCGTCAGCAGGCTCAGCAGCGGCATCGACGCCCTGCAGGTCCTCGGCGGCGCTCGGCTCCGGCTCCGGCTCCGGCTCCGGCGCGGGCGCGGGCGCGGGCGCGGGCGCCTCAGCATCCTCCACGCGCACGGCCATGCTGGCAACCAGCAGGTCCAGGTACTCGCCAGAGAACTCGCCCTCGACGCTGTCAAAGGCCGGCAGGCGCACCGGGCCATCGACGCCCTGCAGGTCATAGGGGCTGTTGGTCAGGTTCGTGATCTTTTTCATGGTCGCTCCAGGCATAGAAAAGCCCACTGCTGGGCAATGGGCTGGGTAT